CTACTATCCTTGCTATCAACGAGCGCGGCGGGATGATTACAGCACAAATTGCGTCAGGAACAACTTATCTTTTGTCGGCACACTGGGTCGCAGACGCGAGGCTCTAATGGCAGACTATCAACTCACCGAAACCGACATCGTTGTCCGCACCGCCGATCAGGCGTTCATTCCCAACGACCCGGCCAACCGTGATCGTGCTGAGTATGAAGCGTGGCTGGCGCAAGGCAACACGCCCGATCCTGCGACAAGCGGCGCGGCAAAACCTGCACCGGAAACAACCAGCAAAAAATCGCGCGGAGCCTGACCATGGCGCTAGATTTTCCCATTTCACCCAGCATCGGCCAGCTTTATCCCTCGCCGCCGGTCGCCGGTCAGCCGGTCTACAAATGGGACGGCGAAAAGTGGGCGGTGTCTGCCAGCAGCGGCGTCATTTACGCGCCGTTCGACGCGATGGCGTATTCAGGAATGCAGATTAACGGCGGCATGGAGGTGAGTCAGGAGAATGGCGCAGGTACGGTTTTATCAACAACGGGACAGGCAAAATATATTGTCGATGGCTGGAGGGTTGGTTCTAGCGGCCCGCAGGTTATTGGCGGCACGCAAGGGGCTGGCGGGCCTGTCGGCTTTGTAAATCAACTACAAACGAACATCACGACAGCCAATGGTTCCCCGGCAGCCGGTGACATTGTTTATATTGCCCAGCCAATCGAGGGATACCGCACAATTAAACTCGGATGGGGTGCGGCTGGCGCACAGTCAATTGTCATTGCATTTTGGGTTGCTGCCGGACGGGTTGGCACTTATTCGGGGTCGATACAAAATGGGGCGTTCAATCGGTCCTATGTCTTTACGTTTACTATCAACTCGGTAAGCACATGGGAATATAAAACGATCACCGTACCGGGCGATGTGGTGGGGACATGGAATAAAAATAATAGCGCCGGAATAAATCTTTCCATCACGCTTATGGCGGGTACGTCGTATACGACAGCAGCGGGTTCATGGGTCGGCGGGTCTTTTTTCGGCGCGACTGGGACCATTAATGGCGTCGCCGCAACCTCCGACGTTTTCCTCATCACCGGCGTCACCGTCCTCCCCGGCAATCAAGGCCCCACCGCCGCGCAGTCACCGAATGTGATGCGGCCTTATGATCAGGAGTTGGTGACGTGTAAGCGGTATTTTCAAAAAATGACTTGCGTTGTCGATGTGGCAGTTGCCGGTCAGTCAATTTTTTTAGCGCCTGAAATGAGAGTTATACCAACTTTTACCGGCGGCGGTACGGGGTTCACTATCAACGGCCCAAGCGCAATTAGCCCGTTTGTATATCAGGCAACACGCGCTTTAACGACCCTGACTATGGACGCGAGGCTGTAATGGCAGACTATCAACTCACAGCCACCGATGTCGTCATCCGCACCGCCGATCAGGCGTTCATTCCGAACGATCCAGCCAACCGTGATCGTGCGGAGTACGAACAATGGCTCGCTGACGGTGGCGTGCCCGATCCCTATGTGCCGCCGCCAGCCGCCAAGCCAGCTCCGGGGTGACCATGTGACTACCGCCGTCGCATCGTGGCTCAGGGAAAACTATTTCCTTGGCGGTCTGGTGGTCGCCATCTTCAGCGTGACGGCCTACGTTGTGAAACTTGAGACGCGGGTGGCTACACTGGAGACACGCGGCTCTCCGCATCTGGCCGTGATCGACAACCGGCTTACGGTTCTTGAGAAGCAGACGGAGGCGAACAAACAAAGCCTCGATCGCGTTGTCGAGATCATGCTGCGCGAGTTGCCAGTAAAGAGGGAGCAGCTTCGATGACAGTCACCGGCAAAGTCAATTCTGGAAAGTGCAGTTGGTTTGGCGGCCCCGACGACACCGGAATGTCCGAGACCGAGCCTTTAGCTTTTATCTTCAATGTCTCACAGGCACCGGATCTTTTTCTCGATGGTGCGGAGGAGGCGCTTGGTCGCAACCTTGACCCGGAAGAATACTACATCGCCATGCGCTGGGACTACGACGAGATCTCCAAGGACGATCTGCTCGACACGATCTGTCTGGTACGCAATCCGGCCAATAGTCGATCGTTCTGGGCGAGGCCAGCGGATTGGGGACCGGCTGGGCCGGAACAGGATAACGACACTGGTCGCATCTGCGACATCTCGCCGGGTTTAATGGAGGCGCTGGACGTGGAGACCGATGACGATCTTGAGATCATCGTGCTGCCGCCACGGCAGGAGGAGGCATGAAAAAGTTTTTGATTGCGGTCTCTGCGCTGGTGATCTTTCTACCGGGATACGCTGACGCCAAGCGCACGCACGTTCGTATCCACAAAGACGTCCCGGTACAGCAACCATCTGCCGTGCCGCTTGTTGCTGTGCCGCCGCTGGCGGTAGCATTCGATCTCATCCGGCGAACGTCATGCGACCCGACGATCGCTGTCGCTACCGGGCCAAACGATCCCGGCTTCACATCGCTCCCCGTTGGCAATTACCTGATCCCGGCAATTTACCGGAGTGAGTGTGCAGCCCAACCGAGGAGGCGACCATGATCGAAGCAGTAATCTACGCGCTGATTTATATTTGTTTGCTGGCGCTGGTGATCTACCTGATCATCTGGGTGCTGACGAGCGTCGTCGGTGTAGCAGTACCGGCAAAGGTTATCCAGATCATCTGGGTCATCTTCGTCTTGGTCTGCATCCTGATCTTTGTGCAGCTGGTGCTGCCTCGCGCCGGGTTTCGACTTGGGCACCACACTGCCGGACCCGTGCTGTCTCTGCTCGTATGATAACGAGAACGTGTTGCGCTGCCACTGAGCGGAGGGCTATACTGGGCGCCTCGTTGTGATGGACGAGCGTTTCTTACCTTGGTTCGTGGTTCATGGTTGCAGACGCCCCCGCTTCACCCTCCGGTGTCGGGGGCGTCTTGCATTTAAGCAAAACGACCTGTTCTTAAATCGCGGTGCTCACTGTCACGCAAGGTGCGGATTCGATTTTGCTTATCGGAGGTTGCATTAGCGTAACGACTGTTGTGACCGTGCTTCTTCATTTTTTGATTTCCCACCAACCATAAACACAGCGACCGCCGATCTTCGTCCAGACGCCGTTGACGTTGCGGCCTTGGTTTGCCTTCAGCGTCTGGCCGACGTCTCTCTCGAACATGAAGCTGTCCTCGCGTTGCGGGTTGTGCGTGTCATGAATGACGCCATCGATCACCGTGGTGTAGTGCTTGCTGACGGCAACGATCAGCTTTCCCATCGGCAGCTCGCCCTTCGCCAGATGCACCTTGCAGCCAGAGCCGACATGCATGGTGGGTGTCCATACGAACCCGAGCGAGGCCATGTAGTCCTTGAACAGCTTCGACTTGGTGTAGATGCCGTTGGAGGCGGTACGCTTTCCCGCCGACTTGCGCTTCTTGGTCTTGGGCATCGTTGCCATGATGTGAGCCAGAGCGTCGTACACCTCCTGATACGGGCGCCCTGATACGATCGCGATCGAGCGGGCAACGCAGTCTCCTGCGCGGCCATCGAAACCTGCGGCCTTGCGGCCACCGTCGTTGAAGGTGACCTTCATCATGACACGAACGCCGACTTGGCGCGGGCCACCGCGATTTCATGAGCTGCCAGACGCTTGTCGCGTGCAATAAAGCGAGCCATCGCTCGTTCTGCTCGTTCCAGTGTCGGGTAGCCGCTGATGATCTGGCCGTCATGGCGATGCACGCCATAGCCGCCGACGCTGCCGTCATCGGTCTGGTGCAACTTGATGACGTACTTTCTGCTGCTCGTTCCGGTCATGTCCGAATACTCCTCTGTGATGGACAAAAGCAGTATAGGACATCCTGGCCCCCGTGTCAAGTGGGCAAAAATATAGGCCCCACAGTCATGGTGACTGTGAGGCCTATTTAATGACCCCGTCCCGCAGGGTGTGGCGCATTCGGGTTGGGAGTGCGTGACGCGGCTTGGGAGCCTGTCAGACCTGCGGAACGGGGATAGCGGCTTACGCCGCTATGGCTTTGATATCCCAAGCGGATTTAACCTTCCGCTTGCGGTGCGTAACCAGACCGAAGGCAGCTAGTGCGCTGCCAAAGAGCCAGATGGCGCCCGGCAGAGGTGTCTCCGCCGACGTACTCAGGTTGCCGCCGTAGCCAGCATCGACGCCAGCGTTGCCGGAAACGAGCAGGTAATAGTGGCCGCCACCGAGTATCGCTGAACCACCGAACACTTGGCAATTCGGGATGGCATTACACGCCACCGCCAACTCAGGACCGAGCACCACGAAGTCATCACCGCCACCGGGAGCGTTGTCTGCGCCGTCGTTCACCACCGCGCCTTGGAAGTTGGTGATGAACTGCGGCGCACCCGACGCGAACGTGTTGGTGGCGAACGCAATGGTCAGGATCTGGGCGCCGACGAGATCGAACTTGTAAATGTCAGCAAACAAACCTGAGCCGCCTGAGCCAGTACCGGGATCGGTATTGGAGAAGGCGCCAGCGCCAGACGTCGGGTTGGTGCCCAAGCTGGTGATGGTGTCAGCCACTGCGCTGGCAGACATTGCCAGCACAGCGGCGATCGCAAGCAGAGCCTTACGCATTGGTCCTCGCTTTCTTCCGGCGACGGAGCAGCATCGCACCTCCGCCTAGTGCGCTACCAAACAACCAAGCGGCTGCCGGGAGAGGGGTTTCACCCGGAGGGTTGCTGAACGGCGTCCCGTTGGGTCCGAGTGGAATAGTCTCAGAGACGAGGCTGAAATTGTTCTGGTTTCCAGCCCAATCAATCTTGAACGCTGGGTCCCACGCGAGGAAGTTCCCCGACGCCAAGTTCAGCGTGAAGTCGATGTCGATCACTGTGCCGGAAGCGAGCGCCGGTGTGCCAGCGACACCAGTGTTTCCGAAACAGAAGAACCCGCCGCCATTGCTACAGCCACCGGAGTTCAGTCCGGTGCTCTGGAAGGTGGCGCCGACAAGCGTGGTGGTTCCTGACGAAATGGCAGGAAGGTTTGGTGTGCTGAACGCAAAGGCGTTGATGCCGCTGCGGCCAAGTCTTGTGTCAGTGCCGACAACATTGATGCCGGTGATCTCAACCTGAAACGTCGCTGACGTTGAGTTGAGGGCGCCACCGATAATCGAAAAATTATAGGTGAGGCCTTCCGTAGCGATGTCCGGTCCAAGCGTGGCTGCTTGCACCACCCCCATACCGCCCAGCAGGATGATACCTGCCAGCATTCCCAGTTTTCGCATGATGGTCTCCTTGTGATGGCAGCGGCTTTTATTCCGGCCCGCCTCCAGCTGCCGGTAACGACGATACCACACGTTGCTGCCACGGAATGAACAATGGTGGCTCTGCGTCGAAATCAAAAACTGGCGGCCAGATCGTCATGGGATCTGGGCGCAACATATTGTCAGAGCTGCCAATCCCCGGCATCAATGACGGGTAGGCGACTGTCGGGCCTTCCGGCATGTCGATCGACGGCGCCGGTGGCGGCAGCCTGTCAGTCTTGGGAGCCGCCGGGTGACGAATAGCGGTGCGGCCCGAGTGATTATCCCAGCAGTGTTTTACTGTGTGCCAGTACAGCCATTGATTTGGATAGCGCCGCGCGGCCTCGTCATGGGTGAGACAACTTGGATCTACGTCGGCGCCGAATGCCCTGATCATGACGAAGCTGAAGGCAAGACATAGAACCAGTGCGGCGATCAGCCAACGACGCACAATGCGATCGGCCCAGCCTCCGGGCTGCGCCTCCTGATAGCAGGTACAGTCGCGCGGCCATGTCCCGCGTTCGTAGGTGGGACACGGCGCACCGGGCGGCAGACCATGGCAGGGGCGTTTGATCATTCAAGGGCCATTAAGGTTCTCTAATCAGAGTTTGGTGATGTGCCGTCTCGGGAAACCGAGTGCAGTCGCATTCTCCATCATTCGTCAAAGTCCCACACGACCAGCACCACCATTTCCAGCCGGGATATTCCCCGTGTCGGAAGTCGTCTAGTTCCTCTTTCGGTCGATGTGTCATTATGCGGCGGTCAGCGATCGTCCGACTTGTTGATCACTTGGTTGACGGTGACGTAGACGCCCATCAGCACGGCCTCGAGCGAAGCGGCGCGGCTGACGGCATCGTCACGCTGCGCCTGATGCTGCGCTACGCGGTTCTCCATTTCCAGCTTGGTGGAGAGGTATGTGCTCTCCATCATGTTAACGACGCCTTTGAGGGCGTCGAGCTGCACGACCTGCGCCTCGATGCGAAGCGTGGCATCGCGCAGCTGCACCTCGAGATGGTCGCGCTCCGCCAGCACCTTCTGGTAGGTGGCAAGGCCAGCCTCGACGGTTTTCTGCCGGTGCTCTGGCAAGGTCTGCTCTTGGTTGCCGTTGCGCTTCGGTGCGATGGCGGTGTTCATTTCATCCTCTCCTCAAAATAACGGCAAGCGTGCCAGTGCGACCGCACCGGCGGGCCAACCTTCCCCGTCAGGGTGGTGAACATCATGCAGATGGTAGGTTTACTGTCCTTGCGGTGAATGCACTCGCCGCAGGTCATGCGGGGCGGGCCTGAACCGGCAAAGTAGGCCATGCCGGGTCTGGCGCGATCCTTGTCGGGGACGCCCGCGATCTTGGTCATGTGCGACATGCTGGCACCCTACTACAATAAAAGTGGATGACAATACATTTTTCTTGTCCTACACTGGTGCCATGAAAACACTCACGAAAACTGCCCAAGTCATCGACCACTACGGCGGCAACCGGCAATTTGCCAAGATGCTAGAGACCACGCACCAGAACGTCAGCAACTGGCGCAGTAAGAAGAAATTCCCAGCGAACACCTACGTCTGGCTCCGCCTGATCATGTCGGTGACGCCCGACATCAGCGTGCCGGACAGCCTGTGGAACATGCGCCACCCAAAACGGAAAAAACGATGAGACACAAAGTTGATTGGACGCCGAAAATTGTTTCGCGGTTCGATGTACTCACGCGCGACAAAGACCTGAGCTATCAGGAGGTGGCGAAGATCCTGTCGCGCGAGTTCAGCGTCAGGCTGACCAAGAACGCCTGTATCGGCAAGGCACGGCGCATGCAGAAGGGTCTGCGGGCCAAGCCGCGCAAACCACCCAAACGCAAGTGGCGCCCGACAAAAAGGGAGCCAGTGCAGAAGCTGCGCCCCAAGCCAAAGGCGCCCGGCCTGATCGCGCTCATGGATCTTCAGACGCATCATTGCCGCTGGCCGATCGGTGACCGCTCGCCTTTCCTGTTCTGCGGCGAGCAGCGCGAAGGCGAATATCCGTACTGCACCAAGCACTGCAACATGGCATTCAACTCACGGAGGTTCGCGTGACGTCACAGGACATGGAAGGCTTCCGCAACATGACGCCGTCGCTGCTCAAGGACACGCTCTGCATCCTCGCCATCGACCCCGGCCTCACCGGCGCCATGGCGTTTTATCATCCAGAGGCGATCGATCGCGTGTCGGTCTACGACATGCCGGTGGTTGGCGGCGAGATCAACGCCGCCGAGTTGAGCCGCATGATCAAGCGGTACAAACCTACGCTTGCCGTCATCGAGCGTGTCGGCCCCATGCCGCGCGACGGCGTCATGCAGGCATGGCGCTTTTCCGGCGCCTACCACACAGCACGCACCGTGGTGTCGCTGCTGGGTATTCCGACGTCATTGGTCACGCCGATGGTCTGGAAGAAGGGCATGTCGGTGAAGGGCGGACCTGACGGCAAGGAGCAGTGCCGCGCCATGGCGAACCGGATGTTTCCGTTCAGCTCCGAGTATTTCTCGCGCAAGAAGGATCAGGGGCGTGCGGAGGCTGCGCTGCTCGCCTACTATGTCTCGCAAAAGTTCATCGCCCACAAAAATTACCACGGCATCAAATGAGAAAGACAAAAGACCCGGACGAGTATCAGGATCGAATGGACGTCCTCGCCGTCAGGGTGGCGCTCGCCCTTGATGGTGCCGTCTTGCTGGATGCCGTGAGTGTAATGTCACGCATGATCTCACACAGTTTGGCGATGAGCTACCCTGACATCACGAAGCGCACAGCGATGCTGAACATCGTCATCAAGCACATGAAGAAAGACCTGTTGCATGATCTCGACTGACATCTATCCGCGACACTCGCCGTCGTCGCTTAATTTGTTCGCGGCAGAACCAAGTATGTTTGTTTTGGAAAGGATACTTGGCTTCAAGCAGATCGTGGGATCTCCAGCGCATCGCGGCACGGCGGTGGAGGCTGGCGTCACCAAGGGCCTCATGGACCCCGGCGCCCCGCTCGACGTCTGCTTCAAGGAGGCGCTGAAAAAATACGACACCATCACTGCCCTGTCACCGGACCCGCGCCGCGAGCAGTACCGCAAGAGTATTCCAGACATGGTGAAGGCTGCGCTCAAGGAGCTGCGCGACTACGGCATTCCAGACGAGATGCAGGGCTTCATCGAGTGGAAGCCGGAAGGCCTCAAGCTGCCGATCGTCGGCTATTTCGACTACAAGTGGGGCCAGCACGGCATACTGGGCGACCTCAAAACGACTGAGCGAATGCCTTCAGAAATCAAGGTGCCGCACGCCCGGCAGGTCGCGCTCTACGCCAGCTCCGACAATGTGGACGCGCGATTGATCTATTGCACCCCAAAGCGGCTGGAGGCCTACCGGCTGGAGAACATCCGCGACCACCGGCAGGCACTGCTGAACATCGCAGTGCGTGTCGAAAACTTTCTGGCTCTGTCGGACGATCCAAACTTTTTTACAACCATCACGGTGCCGGACATTGACAGCTTCTACTGGGCGGCTCCAGCATCGCGTCAGCTCGCATTCGAGTACTGGGGGATTTAGTGTGAAGGAAATTCCTCTCAGCCAAGGCTATGTCGCGATCGTCGATGACGAAGATTACGACATGCTGGCAAGGCACAAATGGACTGCGATGGTTGGCGGGAAAAACTTTACCCGCATCTATGCATATCGACGCACCGTATTTGACAGCAGAACCCGACGCTACAAGGGGCCAACAATCTTCCTGCACAGAGTGATCATGAACCCGCCGGACGGGTTTTATATCGATCACATCAACCACGATGCGCTCGACAACAGGAAAGAAAATTTGCGGATCTGCACCCCATCACAAAACCTTGCAAATAACCGAAGACCGCCCGGTGCATGCGGCTACAGAGGTGTGACGAAAACAGTCAACGGCGAGGTCGCGCCCTACAAGGCGCAGATCCGAGGTAAGGGCAAAAGCTATCTTGGTACCTTCTTTACTATTGAAGAAGCTGCCAGAGCCTACGATGCTGAAGCGATCAAACGATTTGGAAAGTTTGCAAAGCTGAACTTTCCCATCTGATACCGGGATCATCCGGTGTGGCTCTGCTGCTGGCCTGACAGCGGCAATAGGAGAGTAGTGCGATGCCAAATGTTTTTGGTTTTTCAACTGAGCCATCACAAGGCGGAGATTTCATACCCATTGTGAAATTCGACGCCCGCGCCGGTCGCTTCTTCCGCGTCGATCGTGTCGATACCGGCACCGGCTTCGAGAACAACCCGGTGGACATCACCAGCTCGTTTAAAGCTCTTGTAGACTTCGAGAACATCGAGGTGGGCTGGATCGATTTCGTGCCCGGCAGTGCGCCGTCGTTCGTTCTCGTTCCGATGGGGCAGACGCTCCCAGACAAGCCGTCGCCGCGCCACAAGAACGGCGTCAGGTTCATGCTGAAGCTGGCGAAGGACTGCGGCGGCGACAAGCCTATCCGCGAGGTGGCCGGGACGTCGAAAGCGTTCCTGTCCGGCATCGAGGCGGTCTACGTCCAGTATCAGGCGGAGAAGGCCAAGCACGCCGGTCAGCTGCCAGCCATCATGCTGGAAAAGACGACGCCAATCAAAACCGGCACCGGTGAAAAGAGCAGCACCAACTACCACCCGACGTTCAAGATCGTCGGCTGGGCGCCGCGCGGTGATCTGGCGCCGCAGTCCAAGGTCATGACCAACGGCTCCGGTCAGACCGCCCCTGCCACTGGTGGCACTCGTGCCGTGCCGCCACAACAGGCAGCGGCTGTCGCTCCCGGCGATTTCGGCTAGGCTGCAAAAACGGTAAAGGCCGGGGGTGTTTGGACCCCCGGCCTAAACCGAAAACCGTTCCAGAGACCCGTCAAGATCACAGGAAACGACGCCATGGATATAGCAGACGACCCCGATCGGCTCAACCCCAGCATGCCGGACCCAGACTTTGGCACCCCGGCGCAGTGGGCGGCCTACTACCGCCACTGGGGTCTACAGGTCATCCCCAGCCACAACAAAATCCCTTCACTGACGTGGAAGGAGTTCATGGACGGCCTGATGTCGCAGGACGTCTTTGACGGTCTCTACGGGCCTACCGGGCGCTTCACCGGGCGCTCTGACCTTGGCTTGAGCATGGTCACCGGCAAGGCGTCCGGCAACAAGATCATGCTGGACCTCGACACCTATAAGCCGGATGGCGAGAAGGCCACTCGCTGGCTCAACGGCGTGGTTGCTGTCCACAACAACGGCATGGCTCTGGAAACGTGGGAACAGGTCACCGGGCGCGGCGGCAGACAGCTGTTCTTCCAATGTCCTGACGGCTGGATGCTCAATAATGCCAGCACGGACCTCAACATCGACATCAGAGGTCAAGGCGGCCACACGGTGATCCCGCCGTCCATGACCCCAACCGGCCAGCGTTACAGGTGGCTCCCCGGCAGGGCACCGGGCGAGATCGACATCATGGTGGCCCCGCAGTGGCTCATGGACGAGATCGAGAAACTGGTGGCGGAACACGGCGGCCTTGTGCAGGGCGCCCCTACCGGGGAACGGCCAGACTACACCGGCCCGATGTTCACCTCATTCGGCACCCGCATTAATGGACGCGAGCGATACATGCGCGACCTGATGTACGCGGCGATCGTGGGCTACAAGATGGACGGCTTTCCCATCCCTCCCGGCAACATCGAAAAGATGGCCGCCTATGCCGACTATTCGCGCAATGTGGAGGTGCAGGAGCCGCGCGAAGGCGAGGATCACGAGGCCGGTCTGGAGCGGGAAGGGCGCGGCCTGAGCGCATTTACTGAACGCTGGGACCGCACCGTCCTGCAATGGGACGGCAAGATTGCCGAGGCAGCCAAAAACCGCAAGGCCAAGGAACAGCCAAAAGCCTCAGACCCCCCCAAAGAGGAGGCGAAGGCTACGGCCAAGATGGTGCCGTTGCAGTCAGCCTTCCCCATCGACGAGGCGGCTATACCGGTGCGCGATTGGATCGTTCCCGGCCTCCTGCTCAAACGGGCCATGTCCATGCTGGTTGCCCCTCCCGGCAGCGGAAAGAGCCTCCTGACGCTGCAAATAGCCATTGCGGTGGCATTGGGTATCGAGTGGGGCGGCTGGACGCCGCGCAAGCCTGAAAAGGTTCTGGTGATCAATTCAGAGGATGACCTTGACGAGATGCGGCGGCGGTTGTGTGCCAGCGCCAAGGAGATGGGGGTGTCGCAAGCCGATCTGGACGGCAAGCTATTCTTGGCTGAGACCCCGGAGAGCATCGTCATCGCCAAGGTGGACCGGCAGCTGAAGGCGGTCGTCCGCACGCCACTGGTGGAGGACTTGGTAGCCACCATCAAGCATCACGGCATCGGTCTGGTGGTGGCTGATCCGTTTGCCGAGACTTTCGAGGGTGACGAGAGCAATAACAGCGAGGTCAAGTGGGCTGGCGTGCTGTGGCGGGAAGTTTCACGGCGAACATTGTCGTCGTTGCTGCTGGTGCATCACACCAAGAAATACGCCGGGGCCATGGCCGGGGACGCGGACGCGAGCCGGGGTGGAGGATCGATGATCGGTGTGGCGCGGACACTTTGCACGTTTTTTGATATGACCGAGGACGAGGCCGTGGTCATGGGCGTCCCGGTGGAGGAGCGCAACAGTTACGTCAGGTTCGACGACGGTAAAGGCAATTACAACAAAAAGGGAATGGTGCGGTGGTTCTTCAAGAAAACCGTTACCCTCAACAACGGCACCGGGTTCCTGCCCGGTGACGACGTTGGTGTGCTGGTGCCATGGAAGCCAGCCGGTCTCACGGACGGCATCACCATGGCGATCCTTAGCATGTGCTGGGACCGCATAGACCGTGGTCTGGAGGGAGCTGACGGTAGGCCAACCGGCTCGTACTATAGCCCCTCCACGGCCAGCAAAGACCGCTGGGTAGGTCATGTCGTAGCCGATGAGCTGGGACGCTCCGAGGAGGCAGCCAAGGCGATCCTCAAGGAGTGGGAGAAAAACAAGATCATCGAGACCATCGAGTACATCGACCCGGTGCAGAGGAAACCACGAAAAGGTGTTCGCTGCATTGCAGCAAACAGGCCTGATAATCAGTCGCATAGAACGTCGAAATTCGGAGGTGAAAGTGCGCCAGTGTAATTTCCAACTGGCGCACTACTGGCGCAGTTTTGCGCCGCTCCAGTCAAACGCACTAAGGTCAGCGGCGCTGGCGCAAAGTGCGCCAGTGCGCCATTTGAGTGGCGCACCACTGGCGCCGCTGACCTTGAGGGTGCGTTTTCAGCGGACGGCGCAAATTCATGGTGCGGCGCAACAAAAAGGAGAAAACGGTGACCAGACCACTCTACAGGTTTGAGGTGTTCGATCAGAGCGGCGCGATCTGTTATCAGGTCGAGAGCTGGCGGATGTTGCCGCCAGATTTTTTTGCCCCCTTCATTGATTTGGGCGATTTTCCTCGCCTTCGTGGCGTCAGGATACACGGCCAAGCCGAGGACGGCTGGCTGTACGGACTGTACGGCGGCAGCGAGTATAACTCGAAAAATTGTTGGTGGCAGCTTGAGGTTTCTAAAAAACGGAAGGGCATCGAATTAGTGGGAGGCACGGATGTCAAAGTCTAAGCAAGCACCGGCAATCAAGCTTGGCCCGCCGCGCTGGGACGCCAGCTACGCCACCTTCCTGACAGGCAGGAGCCACATCGACGGCACCGACGCCGTCGCCATCCAGCTCGAGCGCAAGTGGGGCTGCGGCAGACTGCGGCTGCTGGTCGATAACGAGACCCGCGAGAAGTTTGACAGGCAGCGGTTCCTGTACTCGAGCGCCATCTGCAACGGCAGCCTCGATGAGGTGCGGCGCGAGGCAACAAGGATGCTGGCCGGGTGGATGGCGCTCGACCGCATGGCGACGACGGCAGGGTATGGGCAGCTGTCCACGGCGGTCTGGGAGCTGACGCTGGAGGACGGCACGGTGGCGGCGATCGTGCAGGACGCAGCCAGAGCCTCACAGGTGGCCGCAGAGGGCAGGAAGGTGGCAATCTATACGCTGGAGGAGATTGGGCGGCTCCTGAGCCACTACAGGGCCGTGGTGGCCGCGAAATTGACCTATCCGGGGGCGACGGTGACGCGGGTGAAGGCCGAAATAGACGACCCCACCGACGCGATCGTCGATGGGGTCGTTCTGGGCGACAAGATGGACGATCCGATCCCCGACATGACCTAGCCGGGCAGGGCGTCTATCGCCTCCGCGTGCTGCTCGATTTCCTTGCGCAGCGCGTAGACCAGCATGCGGCGATCAGTCCAAGCCGTCTTGGCTGGCTCGAGCTGGCTGGGGTCGCGCTGGTAGTCGCTGCCATGGGGAGCTGCCTCGCCCATGGCCTCGAGCAGGACGCGGATGGCGCCGACGACGGCAAGCTGCTGGCTGACCAGCTCCTGCTTGTTGGTGCCGTTGAGGCTGACCTGCGGCAGGATCAGTTTGGGGCTGCTCATTTGCCGGTGTCTCCATTGCGGGCGCTGACGCGCAGCGAGCGGACGGTGGTCGTTGTGGTGTGGGCGCGAATGAACTGGTCCGACAGCTTCTCGCGCACGGCCTTCATGTCGAGGTTATCGCGGTTGGCTTCGCTGATCGAGAGCCGAAACAGCTCGCCCTCGTAGGCGCCGGGTTCGAGGTCCGCCAGTGCATCCTTGAGCGCCTTCTCCTTGGCGGTCAGGTCAGCGATCTGGGCCTTGATGTCGCCCAGAGCGTCGATGGTGGCGGAGAGGTTGGACTTGGTCATCATGTTGGCAGTTCCTTGTGATGGTTACGATGTAAAGAAAATAGGCCAGCCTGACACGGATGTCAAGCTGGCCGGTTAAAACTATTTCACGGCGACCCAGAACTTGCCCACCGGGTCAAAGTGCGTGTGGGTCTGCTTCCAGCTGTCGAAGCGATCCTGCGACAGCTTGAGGTCAGAGCGCAGGGCGTCGATGCGGCCCTGCGTTTCGCGGATGGCGCGGTCCTTGAGGCCGTCCCATGTGGTGCTGTCGAAATAGATTTGCAGGGCCTCGTCGCGCTTGGGGTAGTCGGTCTTGTTTTCGCGAGCCGCGTTGCATGCGGCGTGATGCTCCGCGATCTTGCCTTTGCCTTCGCGCTTGAGCGCATCGAATGCCTTGCGCGAATAGAAGCGGGTCTCGTTCCTGCGGGTGCGCTGCACCGTGCGGTAGCTGCTGTTGTCCCAGTACGGCTCGCAGTCAATCTCGATCGAAAACGCCAGCTTTACTTTTTCGGCGCGGATGTTGACGAGGTTCTCGCGGGTTTCTTGCAGCTCGTGCTCGAGCCGCACGATCAGATCCGCGAGGCGGGCGCGATCGACCTCGAACGGCAGATAAGTGGCGCCCATGCAGCTTGCAGTCTGCCAGCCGTAGCCGGGGCGCTCGTAGCCGTGATGCGCGATCTTGCCGCGCTGCGCAAAGATCTGGCGACCGCAGCACTGGCAGGTCATGGCGGAGGCGGACTTGGCCGCCTTCTCAGCCGCAATTTCGACCTTCCGCTTGGCGCGATAGGCCTTGCGCTCTTTCCAGTTCATGCCTGAGAAAACATTGTGATGTCGCATGGGTAGCTCCTGTGGTTTCGATGTGATGGATATAGGCCAGCCTGACACCCGTGTCAAGCTGGCCTATGGGGTCACCAGCCAAATTTGCTGGCGCAGACCGGGCCGATGCCCTTGAGGCGCCACTCGCTCCGCAGGGTGGCGTTGCAGACGCAGCAGACGCCGGTCTCTTGCCCGTAGACCTTGGCTGCCTCCGCCGGGTCCGCGACGAACTTGAGGATCTGCTCCTGCTGGGCGGCAGAGCAGTTGCCGGTGCCGTAGAACTTGCCGTTGGCGATCTTGCCGAGGTAGTTGCCGTCGCCTTTGACGTAGAGGGCGCCGGGATTGGCGGAGGTGGCTTTGGCCGGGCTGATGGTCATGCCGCCGATGGTGATCTTGGGGTTTCGCACGGTCAGGCCCTTGGCTTTGGCTGCGGCGAAGGCTGCCGCTTTGTCGAAGGCCTCCTTCAGGCGGTCGATGCCAGAGGTCTCGACGACGGGCGCGGCAGCCTCACGGGCGGCGTTGCGATCGGCGTCCTTGGCGATCATGCGGCTGATTGCAGCCATCTGGTTGTCGGTCAGCGAGCCGTATTTGTGGAGGCTGTCCCAGAGCGAGGCGGCAAAATCGAAGGAGCCGCGCTTGGCCTCGAGCCATGCGAAGGCTGCCGGGTTCTCTGCCTTCCAGACGTCGCTGGCCGCCAGCACCGCGACGGCGTCCTGCGCCCTCTTCAGCGAGGAGCGGTCACGCGCCTTGGCGCGATCGTCAGCCGAGGTCTTGAAGGTCTTTTTGCCAGCGCCTTTGCAAGCAAAGCAGTTGCCCATCACGCGGCCAGACCAGCTCACGAAGCGGCCAGTGCCGTTGCACTTGGGGCAGGTCTCGATGTGATCCTTCTGGACGTAGGAGGCCGGGGGCTGCTTCAGCTCAGAAGCTGGCTTCATCGGGCGTCCGATCAGGTCCGAGAGGTCGTCGTCAAAGTCATTGCCGTTGGTCATTGGTAGCTCCTTGGTTGAGCCTCATATATAGGCCAACCAGACCCCCCTGTCAAGCGGTCAAAATCGGCCATTTTGACCCCCCTGACAGCCAGTTGACAGCCCTGTCGGGGAGGCCTAAATAGGGTGCTGGTTCACAACAGAGGAGACCATCACAATGTTTGCGGTAGCAGGAGGCATCCTCGTCGCGGTGCTCGTCCTGATGATCCTTGCGTGCATCTTGCAGGAATTGTCGGGGCACACGCTATGAGTGACAAAAGCTGGCAGCATCAGCGCGAGATGACGCCGACGCAGTACAAGCGCATCATCAAGGAGCTTGGCATGAGCCAAGCTGGCAGCGGGCGCTTTCTGGGTTTCTCGGAGCGCACCGCCAGACGTTTCATCAGCGGTCAGGCCATCATACCGCCAGCAGCTGCGTTGCTGCTTCGCGCCATGGTGGTTCACAAGGAGGTGCCGATCATCCCGTCTTGGGAGCGGTAGTCAGGTCTCGCGTTGACCGCACCCTGAGAGGGCGCGTAGTGTCCGATGTCGGGCGCCACGCGCCCTCTCTGCATTTGAGGTGAAGCATGGCCGGTCTCAAGATCACGCGCGAGATCGCCGCGATGCGCGACGAACTCAACGCAGCTCTGGCTGTCGCGGTGCTGACGGCTACAAAAGAAATCGAAGCGATACGAACGGACGGACAGCGCCAGCTCGATGAGCTGCGACGTCGCGTCAGCGATCTCGAGCAGAGTGTAGTGCAGTTTGGTCACGAGCTGCGGGGGCTGCACGATCGGCTGACGATGGTTGCGGGGAGCGGGAATGCGATGCCGACTGAAAACAAGTAAATGGCGAAAGCGCCAGCAGATCTGAGAAGTTTGGCGCGAGCGCAGACCGAAACGTGCGTGCGCGTTCTCACTGGCATTGTGCGGCAGAAATCTGCGCCAGCATCTGCACGCACACAAGCCGCTGGTCTGCTGCTCGATCGCGGATGGGGACGAGCGCCGCAGCCGGTGACCGGCGAAGAAGGCAAGGCGATCGAGATCATTATCCGAAAGATGATCGGCAATGACGACGACGATAAAAGTTGATGTGCCGTTTAACAACTGGCACCCGCGCCCGCACCAGAAAAAGTTGTGGAATTTTTTATCGCGTGGCGGCAAGCGGTCGATGGCGGTCTGGCATCGCCGCGCTGGCAAGGACGAGGTGTGCTTACATCACACCATGGTGGCGGCGATCGAGCGCGTGGGAAATTACTGGCACTGCTTGCCGGAATACAATCAGGGACGCAAGGCGATCTGGACTGCGATCAACGCACACACCGGCAAGAGGCGCATCGATGAAGCATTCCCCATCCAGCTGCGAGCAAACACCAACGACAACGAAATGTTCATCCGCTTTGTCAACGGTTCAACGTGGCAGGTCGTTGGTTCCGACGCCGTTACATCAGGTTCCGGCATCGGATCATCAACTGCCGGGATTGTATTTTCCGAATATGCACTGGCGAACCCAAGCGCGTGGGCCTACTACCGGCCCATCCTCGAAGAAAACAACGGCTGGGCTGCGTTCATCACTACTCCCCGAGGACGCAATCATGCGCTCGCCATGTTTCAGCATGCAACTCAATCGCCCGAGTGGTTCGCCCAGCTCCTCACGATTGACGACACGCGAGCACTATCTGCTGCTTCTGTGCAGGGAGCCTTAGCCGAGTATCAGGCGCTCTACGGCTCAGACGTAGGCCGGGCGCAGTTCAGGCAAGAGTACTACTGCGATTGGAACGCGGCGATACTGGGCGCGTACTTTGCGCTCGAGATGGCGCAGGTCCGCAACGAGGAGCGCATCGTTGCAGTCGATGCGATCGACGAGCCGGTGCATCGTGCGTGGGACATCGGCATGAAGGACGACACCAGCATCTGGTGGTGGCAGATGCAGGGAGCGCAGATCATCATCCTTGATCACTACGCGGCGAGCGGCGTAGGCGTCGAGCACTTTGCCGATCGCATTGCAGAGCGCAGAGCGCAGCACGGATGGATCGACGGCACCGACTACGTCCCGCACGACGCCAAGGTGAAGGAATGGGGAACGGGCAAGACGCGGGTGGAGACCATGAGGGGATTTGGTCTCGCGCCCATGCTGGTGCCGTTCGCATCATTTCAGGACGGCATCAACGCCGCCCGCCGCACGCTGCCATTGTGCGTCTTTCACCCGCGCACCGAGGAGACCGGCGTGGCTGCGCTCGAGCAGTACCGGCGCGAGTGGGACGACGAGAAGAAGGCATTCCGGCAGAGCGACGTCCACGATTGGACGGCGCACCCTGCGGCTGCATTCCGCTACCTGTCGCTGGCGTGGCGCGGCGTGCAGCACCGCGAGGTTATCGTCCCCAAGCCGGAAGGCTGGCAGATCCCGCCACCGCCAGAGCCGAGGCGAGGAGGCATTGTGCTATGAAACGTCTGCGCTCTGTTGCAATGTGGTGCGTGATGCATGTGCCGCTTGGTCCGCTGCTGCCGCACGTTCTCGCTTTCGCGCTGGGCGCCAGCTCCTACCGCGAACTGAAGGATGACCACAATGGCTGACCCTGACGAGCCAGAGTTCGATTGGGAAGGAGAGCCATACGCTCGCCGCACCGATCCGGTGACGAGCCACATCTCCGCCGATCGCATGGATGGCGATCGCCTCTCGCATCTGAAACGCAAGACTGTCGAGGCCGCCAGAGAGATGGGCGACTACGGCATGATCAACGATGACCTTGTGCGGATAACCGGCGAGGAGTGGAATGCGATCACGCCTCGCGTCAAGCCGCTGCTCGATGCCGGTATCCTGACTATCCGATACGACGCAAACTTCGAGATCATGCAACGCATGGGCAGCAAGCGCAGACCGCAGCGCATCGTCTGGCTCGTGAAGGGTGACACCAATGGCTGACGACACGCCCTCCGAAACCGGCCCGGCAGCCGACGACATCCGGCTCGACGACCAGACCTACAACCCGGCAGTCGAACCCAAGAAGGCGAAGGCGTGGCTCAACCTGCTGGCCGAGAGCGAGAAGGCGTTCGAGAAATGGAATGACCACTGCGACAAGATCGACAAGCAGTTCGCATCGCTCGAGCGGCTGTCGAACATGGCGCGTGACAAAGAGTATCAGATGTTCTGGGCCAACATGGAGGTGATCAAGCCTTCCATCTACGCCAAGCCGCCGCAGCCGGTCGTCGTCCCCAAGTTCAAGGACAGGCGACCTGTGCCGCAAGCCGCGTCCGAGATCATGGAGCGGTGCGCGATCGTCGCCTTCGACCTCACCCGCATCAACGACACCATGCTGCTGATCCGCGACGACGTCGCCATGATCAGTCGCGGCGTGGCGTGGTGTCGCTACGAGGAGGGCGGTGACGGCGAAGGCAGCTACTACGATCACGAGAAGGTCTGCATCGAGTTCAAGCATCGCCGGGATTTCCTGCACTCGATCAGCCGCTGCTGGTACGAGGTGACATGGGTGGCGGCAGCCGCCTACATGACGCGCGGCGAGGCACGCAAGCGGTTTCACGCTACCAGCAAGGACGAGTACCAGAACGCCGAGTACAAGGTTGACAAGGACAGCAAGGACGTCGGCGGCGCCGACAAGCGCGAGCGGGCAAAGTTCTGGGAGATCTGGCACAAGACCGAGAAGCGTGTGGTCTGGGTCGCTGAAGGCTGCGAGAACATTCTCGACGAGGATGACCCGCACCTCGACCTGCAAAATTTCTTCCCATGCCCCAAGCCAGCCTACGCCAGCGTGCAGCGCGGCTCGCTGGTGCCGGTGCCCGAGGTCTTGCAGTACAAGGACCAGCTCGAGGAGATCAACCTGCTCACCGGGCGCATCCACGCACTCAGTGATGCGCTCGAGGCGAAGGGGTTCTATCCAGCCGGTGGCGCCGAGCTGTCGGATGCGGTGCAAGCGGCAATCAAGATCAAGTCGCCCGGCAGACTGCTCGTCCCCATCAGCAACTGGGCGGCGTTTGGCGGCTCCAAGGAAGTGATCATCTGGCTGCCCATCGACATGATCGCGCAGACCATCACGGCACTCGTCGCGCTCCGCAAGCAGGTCACCGACGACATCTACCAGATCACAGGTTTATCCGACATCATGCGCGGCCAGACCGATCCCGGCGAGACGCTGGGCGCCGTCGAACTCAAGACCGATTACGGCTCAGTCCGCATCCGCGACAAGCAGCAGGAGCTGGCGCGGCTGGCGCGTGACCTCGTCGAGATCACGGCAGAGATCATCACCGAAAAGTTCGATCCGGTGACGATCATCGAGATGTCGCAGACGCAGCTGCCGACGCAGGATCTGATCAGGAAGCAGATCAACGGCATCCAGCAGCAGATGCAAGCGCAGCAGCAACAGGCCGAGAAGCTGATGCAGTCGCCGCAGATCCAGCAGATGGCGAAGCAGAACCCGCAAGCCGGTCAACAGGCGATGCAGCAGTTCAAGCAGGTCATGGAGGGTGCCAACCAAGCCATCCAGAAGCTGGCGGAGAAGCCGACGATCGAGCAGGTGCTCCAGTTCATGAAGAACCAGCGCACCAAGTCATTCGTGCTCGACATCGAGACCGACAGCACCATCCAAGCCGACGAGAACGCCGAGAAGCAGAGGCGCACCGAGTTCGTCGGCGTGCTCAGTACGCTGCTGCCGCAGCTGTCGATGATGATCACGGCGGAGCCGCAGACGGCATCGTTCTGCGGCGAGCTGCTCAAGTTCGCCACCGCGCCATTCCGTGCCGGGCGCACGCTCGACGGCGCCATCGACGACCTCGTGCAGCAGATGGAGCAGAAGGGCAACCAAGACCAGAGCAACAACAATCCGGCGCAGATCAACGCCAAGACGGCGTTGCAGATCGAGAACATGAAGCAGGAGACCGAGCGCCAGAAGATCAGTCAGGAAGGTCAGATCGCGCAGCAGCAGATGGCGCAGAAAGACCGGCACAAACAGGCCGACATCAACGCCCAGTTCGCGCTCAAGCAGGTCGATCAGGGCATGTCATCGCAGGACGCACAGGCAAAGCTGGCGGTGCAGAACCAGAAGCTGCTGGAGAGCCGCGAGGCGCACCAGATGGAGATGGCTGGCAAGCAGCAGGACATGGCGCTCAACCAGCAGAAGGCAGACGCCAGCATACAGGCACACAATGCCAAGCTGACGGATATGTCGATGCGGCAGGAGGATCGACGCAGCCAGCAGCAGTTCCAGATGACGCGACAGGCAACAGCAGTGCCGGGAGGCCGCCGTGGCTGACGACCCCGAGGTCATGGGCGAGCTGGCGCGGCAGGACGATTACGGCATGACGCCTGAGCAATGGGCGGCGCTGTCTGGTCCCGGCGTGCCTTGGCAGTCGGATGCCTTGGTGGCTGGCGCTGCCAAGATGGCAGCCGCTCCCGGTCAGGCGCTGCAATCAACGACACCGATCACCACTGAGGAGATGATCAAGCCAGCCGCTGATATTGCCATGGCGACTGTTGGTGGCGCTTCACCGTTTGCACCGGAAGGGGCGATCGGAGCTGCTGGCGGCAGGATCAGGACACCGAGTGATCCGCTTGTGGGATTTGCGCCGGACAAGAGCGCGATCGGTGATCTGTTCGACTACTCGCGCATTCATGAGACGCCAGATGTGCGGCAGTACGACCTGCCGCGCTACGAGCCTCCTCGCGGCGTGAGCGAGCGTGTCGATGCGCTGGTTGGAAATAAAAAAGTGCAGCAGCAAATGCTCGACTACATCGACAAGGGTCGCGACATGAATGCCGAGACCTTCTACTACAACGAGCCACTGCGTGATGCTTTCGTGTCTGAGCTGGGCAAGAAGAAAGGCCCAGATGCGTTTGCGCGGTACATGGACTACGTCGCAGCCACCTCACCACGATCGGATGTTGAGACCAACGCCCGCAACGCCAGCTACTACTACATGCTGGAAAAGCAGGGGTTGCCGGTGCCAGAGCAAGGCGGCGTCAACCCGCAGCCTTACGGCCACATGGCGCAGAACCTGCATCGAGAGAACGCCGAGAAGATCCGTTCCGGCGAATACTTTGATCCGATCGCCAACCCCAAGCCGTTGTCGTTCAGTCAGAACCTGCAAGGCAATTTCGCGCCGGTGACGGTGGACGCGCATGCATTCAAGCTGCCAGCGATGCTGTCGCGCGATCCTGATTTCCTTGCCGGTTCGCTCAAGCTGGAGAAGGGCGAGCCGACGATCAATCCGACACAGATGTACGAGGGCGGCGACCTCACGATGCGCGAGGCTGCCAAACGTCCTGTGTATTGGGCCGCGCGGCCAAACAAAAATGAATACGGCGCGATGGAGCAGTACTACAAAGGCCTTGCCGGTGAGGCTGGCATGACGCCAGCTCAGACACAGGCGGCTGCGTGGGCTGGTGGCGGCAAGGTCACAGGTCTTGGCAGCGTTGCCGGTGACCCGTTTATGCGAGCCGTGGAAAACCGGGCTATCAAGACGGCGGCTGAACGTGGCATTACGCCAGCCGAGGCGCTGTCGCAGATGATGCGCGGCAAGGCACCGCTGCTTGGTGTCGGTGGTGCTGCCGCCATGGGCGGTCTCGCCGCGCAGGACAACTACGATCAACAGTAACCAGAGGAGATCGCGACATGGCTAAAGAGGCAACGACACGAAGGCACGAACACGAACCAGAGGTTGAGGAGCGAGACGTAGTCGTCAATCCGCTGGCGCAGAGCGCGACGACGGTAACGCCGGACGGCCCGACGCCGCCGACGAACATTCCCGGCCAGATCGGCATGCGACCGCCGACGACAGCTGGCCTCACGCCGATCGACGACGGCGCGGCTGGCGCACTCACGGCATTCGCTACACCCAGCGCGGGCGGAGCACCTTACGAAGGCGCTGGCACTGAGGTGGTGGTGACGGCAGCCAGCGTTAACCCCGGACCCGGCGGTCAGCTGCAAACCGTTTCGGATCTGGGTAACTACACCACCACGCCAAATGCCTCGCACGCATCGTCACTGACGGGCGGAGCGGCGCCAACGATCAGCGCACTGGCACCGGCATCACCGGCAAGCGGCGTCGGCACGCTGGCGCTCACCGTCACTGGTGCAAACTTTACCCGCAACTCGCAGGTCTACGTCGGAGGCACACCGCAAGCCACCACCTATGTCTCCGCCACATCGCTCACGGTCGCCGCCGCGCCCAAGAAGGCAACGGCTGGCGCCGTCCCCGTTCAGGTCGTCAACAGCGGCGTAGGCTCTGCCGCCAGCAACTGGACATTCACATGAGCATCAAGAGCATCAACGAACCTGACGGGCCGGGCCGCACCACCATGGTGCTGCCCGCCAGCATCAACGAGCCGCCCAAGCTGCCGGACATGGGCGGCGAGATCCCGACGCCAGTGATCACATCGATCGACCCGTCGAGCTGCACGATCGGTGATGCCAGCTTCAGGATCTATCTCAGCGGAGAGTTCTTCTTCGCTGGCAGCGTCATCAACTTTGCCGGTAACGACGAGCTGACGACGCTGGAGGACGACGGCAGACTGTCCACCGGCATCAACATGCCGCTCTGGCTTGGACCGGACACTGTGCCGGTCACGGTCAAGAACGGCGACAAGGTCTCCAACGAGGTCGAGTTCACGTTCATGGAGGCTGGCGCTGCCAGCGGAACCAGACGTAGAACCAGACGGTAGACGGAGGCGGCGCATATCCCTGCGCCGCTCAACAGGAGTGACGACCATGAGAGCCGAGAACGGGCAGCCGCCGGAAGGCGCCATGCCGAGTATCAACGAGCCGGAAGGCTCGCAAGTGTTACCGCCGCCCAAAAAGAAAAAACCAAAGAAGAAAACCAAGAAGGCCAAGGCAAAACCCAACGGCAAGCGCAAGATCAAGGCGAAGCAGAAGCGGCGCCGCAGGTAGGAGGTCATCGATGGGCATGTCAGTCGTAACCGTGGCAGCGGGTGGCATGCCCGTCGTTGATGTCTCAGCGACAACAAAAATAGGAATGCCGGTGTCGGAGGCTGCGACAAAGTTTGGCGTGGCTGTCACCAAGGTGGCGCTCTACGGAATGCCGGTGGTGTATGTATCGCCGCCGCTGGTCAGGGAAGCCGATGCCAGAGCTGATCGAAATTGAGCCGGGCCGCTGGCGCATCAAAAAAGAAGCGATCGCCCCGGCGCGATCGCCGCTCCCGTGTCCGCACATCATCAGCGACATCATGGACGCCACCGAGCAGGTCGATGGCAGGTTTTATACGTCGAAGTCTCAGTTTCGTTCAGTCGGCAAGGCGCTGGGTCTCATCGAGGTTGGCACCGAAAAATTCAAACCCAAGCAGCGGACGACCACTGATCGATCCTTGAAGAAGAAACGGCGAGAGGCCATCCAGAAGGCCGTCGCACGCTACCGCAATGGTGAACGTGTTTAACCAGCCGCTCAGACCGGCAAGGAGTACCTATGTCAGACGTCAACATCACCCCGCCAGCACCGGCATCCGCACCGTCATCTCCCGCACCAGCTCCAGCCAACGAGGTGGTGATCAACCAGAACCCGACGAACACGCCGACGCCTGTCGGCGCCCAGACGCCAGAGAAGCCGGTCGAGGATGTGGAGCGAGGCCACGGGCGCCCGGAGAACCGGCGCGAGGCCATCAAGCGTGCGTTCGAGAAGGCCAACCACCCGGAGGCCAAGAAGGAGGGCGCCAAGAAGGCGGAGGCCAAGCGCGGCATGGGCGACAACAACCCGCCCGAGAAAATGCAGAAGGAGCTGGACCTCCGTAAACCTCCGCAGCAGGAGCGGTACCGCGAGGCTGGCAGGTTCGCCAAGGCACCGGACAGGGACGCGGAAGGTTCGCCGCAGGTTAGCGGCAGGTTAGCGGAAGGTTCGCCGCAGGTTAGCGGCAAGTTAGCGGCAGGTTCGCCGCTGCCGGAAGGCACCCCGTACCGCGACCCGTTGCCGCGCTTCAACGAGAAAGCCAAGGCGGAGTGGGCTACCGCGCCAGAGAGCGTGCGCAGCGAGGTCCACCGCATGGCGCAGGAGTTTGAGGGCGCGTACCGCAAGTACCGCTCCGACAACGAGACCATGAATACGATACGGCCCTTCCACGAGCTGGCGGCCCAGCACGGCACCACGTTGCAGAAGGCGCTCACCAACTACGTCGGCATGGAGCAGAAGCTGCGGCAAGACGTCGTCGGCGGTCTCGATGTGATCGTCAGCAACCTGAACATGCGGACGTCTGACGGTAAGAAGATCACCTTAAGGGATGTTGCGTATCACATCCTCAATCAGTCGCCGGACCAGCACAAGCTGATGCAGAACCAGAACGCGCAACAGGCACAGTCGCAACAGATCGGGCAGCTCCACCAAGCCGTCAGTACACTTGCACAAACCGTGCAAGGGATGCACCATGAGAAGGTCTTTGGTCAGACGCGCTCTGCGGTCGATGTGTTCGCAGACGCGCATCCCGGCTTTGACGAGGTAGGAGACCTGATCGAGCAAGAGTTGAAACTTGGTTTCGATCTCGAGACCGCGTATCAGCGAGCGATCAGACTAAGACCTCCACGCGCGGCTCAGACCCGCTCTACCACACCGGCTCAGACCCGATCCAACAAGTCGATTTCCGGCGCACCCGATAGCGGTCCCTCAGACGGAACGCGGCGCAGGAACGACAAACCGATTGGCCGACGCGAAGCCATTTCAAACGCAATCAAGCGTGTGAACGGCAGCGTCTAACAGAACCGGATGTCCGATGCCCAATATCAACCCGAATGCTGCTTATCAGCAGATCCTGTCGATGGCCCTCGAAGATCGTTCGAGCGGCTATCAGGATCTGGTGTCAAACAATAACGCCCTGCTCGCGGTGATGCGGCGCAAAGGCCTGTGGCAGACCTACTCTGGTCCGCGCATTCGCCAGACGCTCCAGATCAGCAAGCAGGTCGCCCAGTGGTACAGCGGCTACGATCAGCTGCTCAATCCTGCGCTCGATCTGTTCAACGACGCATACTTTGATCCCAAGATGGTCGTTGTGCCGGTCATCCTCTCGATGCAGGAAATCCTCAACAACGAGGGCGATGCCCAGCTCATGGATGTCTACGACAGCTACATCGATGCGGCTGAACGCGCACTCGAGGACACGATGGATGCAGCGATCTACAGTGACGGCACCGCCAACGGCGGCAAGCAGGTCACCGGCCTCGCCACTGCCGTGCCGGTCGTCACCAATACCGGCGTCTACGGCGGCATCGATCGTGCTTCTGCCGTGATCTGGCAGACCAAGACCTACGATGCTCAGTCGATGTCGGCGGCGATCGGAACGCAAGCGAGCGCGACGACGATCCGTCCGTACCTCAACGTGATCATGACCAAGCAGTCACGCGGCAAGGATCACGCCGATCTGCTGGTGATGTCACCGGAGCACTACGCCGCATACGATGCGGCGACTGTCGCCATCCAGCGACAGACAAACTCGACCTCGCTGGGCCAGCTTGGCTTCAGCGCGATCGAATACATCGGCGGCGGCAAGCGAGCGGAGATCGTCCTCGACGGCGGCATCGGCTCCAACATGCCAGCAAACACCACGTTTGGCCTGAACACCGACAGCTTCCGCATGCGGTATCACGCCAACCGGAATTTCGACAACCTGTTCGACGGAGAAGGCCAGATGCCGATCGACAAGGACGCGATCGCGCAGTTCATCGGCTGGATGGGTGAACTCACCCAAGTCAATCCGATGTTCAACTGGCGCTTCTACGACAGTAACCCGGCGGCGTAATTTCCACTGGGCTAGAGCTGCCGTCCCGTGTCCCTTTCCCCGTGTCCCCACGGGGCGGCAGCTGCTCGCTACCACATTCCCTTAGACGGAGAACCAAGATGCCTACGAGAGATCCAGATGCAGCAACAGTGGCGCTGTTCAAACACCACGCCATCAAGAACGAGGCCAAGACCGTTAAGGAAGGCAGACCCATCTACGACGACATGGAAATCTGCGAGATCCGCTTCGCCGGGTCGCGCAACGTATCCGTTTTTCCCGCGATGGCATTCTCGCACTGGGTCACAGATCCGCAGACAGGCGAGCAGATTGCTGTCACTTATGCGGAGCGTTTTGGCCGCCAGTATCGTCAGTTCAAGGAGCAGACTGCCCAGACCAAGGCGGGGACGCCGCTCACTTACGCGCCGTTTCTCACGGAGGCTCGACGAGCTGAACTACGCGCCCTCAACATCTACACTGTGGAGGCTCTTGCACACGTTGACGGGCAGGAGCTGAAGAACCTTGGCCTCGCCGGTCGCGAGCTGAAGAACCGCGCCGAGGAGTACATGAAGGACGCCAAGGCAACGGCGCCGTCAGCGCAGCTGGTCGCGGAGAACGAGGCGCTCAAGGCCCGCAACATGGCGCTCGAGGAAGATGCCAAGGCACTGAGCGGCGCACTGGAGAGCCGGGCAGAGCCAACCCAGTTCGACACTATGAGCCTCGAGCAGCTGCGCGAGTTTATTACGACCAACAGCGGTCACGCGCCGCACGGCTCGCTCAATCGCAAGACGTTGATGCGGATGGCAACAGAGGCCCAGCAGAAAGTTGACTGATGTCCCTCTTGTCGGTGGTGAAAGATGTATGCGAGGTCGTCGGCGTCACCATTCCGACGTCCGTGTTCTCCAACATCACCGGCAACCGTACCATGCAGGAGATGCTGACGCTCGCCAACGAGATGGCGCAGCGCATCGCCTACGACACGCGCGAGTGGAATGTACTGAAATCAACGACAATTTTTGCTGGTGACGGCACCACCGAGGCGTTCGACATGCCGCCGGACTACCAGCGCATGCTGCTCAGTACGAACGTCTGGCGATCGACGACGCCGTCCGTGCAGATGCGGTTTATCCCGGACCTCGACCAGTGGGTGAACCGCCGCGCACGCGGCTATTACGACAATCGCGGCGAGTGGATCATCTACGGCGGCCAGATGCACATCGTGCCGGTGATGGGCGTAGGCACCAGCGCATACTTTCCGTACCTGAAGAAAAACTGCATCAAACTTTTCTCTGGCGGTCTTGGCACCGAGTTCACCACCGACAACGACAGCTTCATTCTTGGCGATCGCATTCACAAGCTGGCCATGATCTGGCAGTGGAAGGCGCAGAAGGGTTCGCCCTACGCCGAGGACATGGGCACCTACGGTGACGCGCTGGTGATGATGATGGGTGCCGACAGCCCGGCGCCAATCATTGCCGGACGCTCGCCTGTATCAACTAACGCCACCGTTGCGTATCCGTGGCCGGTGCCGATACCATGAGCCAGCATCAGGCATTCAGGCGCACGGCAGTCCCGCAGCAGGTCGCGCAGAACCTGCAAACGATCACGATCGCGGCGCCGACGCGCGGCATTATCCTGAGCGAGAATTTCACCTACATGCAGCCCGGTGGGGCTATGGTTCTCGACAACTGGCTGCCGACAATGCGTAGCGTAAAGCTGCGCGGAGGCTGCGTGCGCTGGTGCGAGCTGCCGGAAACTGTTCCGGTTATTTCAGGTTTCGAGTTCAACATTCATGCCTCGCAGCGCATGTACGCGGCAACGCAGAGCACGCTTTACGACGTAACGGTTTCAGGTTTTCCGACTGTCGTCATGGCCGGTCAGGGTTCAGGAAACTACGCAGCCTCGCAGCTTTCAAATCAAGGCGGCGATTACATGATCGCTGTCAATGATGCTGGCGATTACCCGCTCAGGTTTGATGGAACGACTTGGACAAAACTCAACAGCGGAGAAATCAACGCCATTGCCGGTTCTGCCGTAGAGGCAGGGCTGGACCTTGTGTACGTCTGGAAATATCGCAACCGCTGGTTCTTCATCGAGAAGAACAGCATGAATGCGTGGTACCTGCCGCTCAACGCCATCCAAGGCACGCTGCTGATGATCCCGCTGTCGGGGGCGGCCACCAAAGGCGGCACGCTGATGTTCGGCGCCACATGGTCGATCGACGCCGGTGACGGCACCGACGACAAGTGCGTGTTCATGACTGATCAGGGCGAGGCAATCATCTTCACCGGCAGTGACCCGTCCACCGCAGACAACTGGCGGCAGGAAGGACGCTACACGGTCAGCGTCCCCATGGGCATGAATGCACACATCCCGATCGGCGGAGACCTGCTGATTGCTTGCGTGGACGGAATTATTCCGCTCTCGCAAGCCATCACCAAGACTGCTGACCAGCTCGAGTTGGCTGCCGTCACGCGCCCAATCAAGCCGATGTGGCGGGATATGGTAGCGCAGCGTCGTCTATATCCGTGGACGATGAAAAAGTGGGACGAGTTCGGCGGAGTGTTCGTCACATGGCCGGGAGGGCCGATCGGCGTCCAGTACGTCGGCTGCGCCAACAGCGCCACCGGCGCGTGGGGCCGCATCGTCGGCTGGGACGCCATGTGCTGGATGTATCTTGGCGGGCGCATGTTCTTCGGTACGCAGGATGGTCTCATCATGGAGGCCGATCGCGGCGGTTACGACGACGGAAAACCGTATACGGCGGTCATGGTTGGCGGTTGGGAAATGTTTCAGCAGACATCGACCACCGTCGTCTGGCATCAGGCGCGGGCTTCGTTTTTGTCGGAGAGCGGGCAGCCGTTCGTTCCGCAGCTTGCCGCATGCACCGACTACGTTATTCGTATTCCTACTCCACCGTCCGCAGGACCAGATCCCGGCATTCCAGACGTCTGGGATCAGGGAAGGTGGGATGAGGCGAAGTGGGATCAGTCGCATAGCATGGTTTCACAGGTGGTGAGAAATACCGGCTGGGTGTCGGTCGGGGAAACTGGATTTTCTCACGCGCCGATCTGTCAGGTAACAGTGGCGCAGGAAGCTACGCCGCTCGTGGAGCTGATTTCAATAGGCGCTACGTTCGAGAGACTTGGCGTGAACGTCTAGGGAGCGAGTGATGGCAGACGCACCTCCAGTGCCGGTACCGGCAGACCCGGCGGCGGATTTGACTGCTGCGGTTGCTACCGCTCCCGCCGCGCAGCCGATGGGCAATCTGTTTCAGACTTATCAGGCCGGTTCTCCAACCGACGCCTTCGCCCCCGCCTACATCAAAGGCTACAAGCCTTCGATGGATGCCGTGTCGGCGTGGGAGGCAGAAAACCGTGGCCTCACCCGCGCCGACGTCGACGCCACGCGCATCGCGCAGCCGTGGACAGACCCAAGCAAGACGCTGGGCGGCGACGGCGTCTACGGCGGCCCGATACAGGCCAACCAAGTCTACGGCGACAGTCGCGGCATGGTTGACCCGGAGGCGCTCAAGGTCTGGGCGCAGGGCGGTCACTACGACATGAACGCGCGGCGCAACGCTATTGCCGCGCGAGTGGCGGCAAATGCCGCAGCGGCTAGTGCGGCGCAACCGGCGCCGCCAGCAGATCCAACCGGCGGAATGAGGTTCATTTTCGACTGATGCTCTCGTACCTGTACGGACACGATGCACTGGTGGCGCAGTTTGTGGCGCAGCTGGTGCCGCATTGCCATCGCGGCTTTCCGTCCGAGGCTCGCGGCATCGGCGTGCTCAACGAGAGCGGCGTGCTGATCGGCGGCCTCGTCTACCACAACTACGACGACGACAGCGGCCTGATCGAGCTGACCGGCGCCGCCATAGATCCGCACTGGCTGATGCGCGGCACCATCGAGCGCATGTACCGCTATCCATTCATCACATGCGGCTGCCAGATGCTCGTGCAGCGAACGCCGATCGAAAACGAGCGGCTGCTGCGCCAGCTCGCAGTCTACGACTACACCTTCATCAAGGTGCCGCGCATGTTTGGTCGCGGCAAGGACGGCGTCCTGTGTCTGCTGACGGCAGAGGATTGGGCGAATAACCGCTTTAATCGCAGATTTAAGCATCACCTGACGCCAGACACGGCACCAGCTGACGCTCTGGAGGAGGCAGCATGATCAATTACGCAAACCCGCAGGGCGTCGGCGCTACCACAATGCCGCAAGGCCCGGCCAACCCGATGCCGCCGGGCGCCAACATGCAACGCAACGCCATCACATCGGCGTTGATGAATGTGGCAAACCCGTCGCCGCGCACCATGCCCGGCATGGGAGCTGGTGGTGGCTACCGTCCTGACCTGTCTAGGCCGCCTAATGTGCTGGGGCAGAACATGCCCAGCCCATCAGACCCGCTTAATGCCGCTGGCGCCATGCCGGGATCTCAGCCCCCCGGCATCATGGCCGCAGCCGGTCTGGCTCCGAGCGGCATGGGTGCGCCGCCTCCGGGCGGCCCGCCCATGGGCGGCCCGCCGGTTGGCATGGGTGGAGCTGGGCCGGGGCCGGGTGCAGTCATGCCACCGACACCGGCATCAGGACTGCCGCAAGGGCCGCAGCCAAACGTGCCGGGTCTCGTGGGTCCGCAGCCGCTGATGCAGCAGCCGGGATCGCAACTGATGCAGCCGGGAACCAATCCGGGGAATTACTGAGATGGGTAAGTCGCAGCCGTCGCCGCCACCGGCACCTAATCCGGTCGACACTGCCAGAGCCTCGACGTCCACCAACGTCGCGACGGCGATCAGCAATGCGTTCCTGAACAATACCAATCAGGTCACGCCTGACGGCTCGCTGAATTACGATGTTACCGGCAACTACATCTGGAATGACCCGTACACCGGCACCAACATCAACATCCCGACGTTCACGGCAACGCAGACGCTGTCGCCGCAGCAGCAGCAGATACAGGATCAGTCGAACGCCACCAAGATGAACTTGGCTGGCATGGCGAACGCGCAGAGTTCGCGCCTGTCTCAGTGGCTGTCCAACAACATCGACACCAGCGGCGCACCGGCTGCCGGTGATCCCAACCAGATCAGCGGTCTGCCATCGGCGGCGACGACGTTTGCCGACACCGGGCAGCAGCAGACATCGTTCGACCAGAGCGGTGCAGCGGGTGCCGGGAATATCCAGAGCACCTACGGCCCGGCTGATGATTTCAGCAGCGACCGCCAGAACGTGCAGGACGCACTGATGGCGCGGATGAACCCGCAGCTCGCCATCGAGAAGCAGGGCATCACGCAGCAGCTCGCGGACCAAGGCATCCGCTACGGCAGTCAGGCCTACACATCGGCCATGGACAACTACAACCGGCAAGCCAACGACGCGCGGTTTGCCGCAGTTGGTCAGGCCGGTGCCGAGCAGCAGCGCATGATGGACATGGCCGCGCAGAAGGCTGGCTTCCAGAATGCCGCGCAGCAACAGGCCTACACCGAGGCACAGCAGACCGGCACATTCGCCAATCAGGCTCAGGCGCAGAATTTCCAGCAAGCCGGTGCCCGCGCAGACTTTGCCAATGCAGGTTTAGCGCAGCAGGTCTCGCAAGCGCAGTCGTCGTTCAACGCGGAGAACATGGCCCGCAATCAGTACATGAACGAGCAGTACGCGATGCGGAACCAGCCGATCAACGAGATCAGCTCGCTGCTGTCAGGCTCGCAGATCAGTAACCCGAATTTCGTGAACACGCCGAATAACCAGATCCCGACGACCGACGTTGCTGGCCTCATAAACAACCGGTTCTCGCAGGACATGCAGATCTACCAGCAGCAGAATGCCAACTACCAGCAGCAGATGGGCGGTCTCTACGGCCTTGCCGGTGGTCTGCTCAAAGGCGGCATGGGCCTGATGGCGATGTCCGACGTTCGCGAGAAGGAGAACATCACCAAAGTCGGCAGCATCTTCACGCCAAGCTACGTCAGTGACGCCGATCATGACGAGCCGACGCGCGGCTACAAGCCGATGGAGGCCGACGACGACGAGCTGCCGGTCTATAAGTACAGCTTCAAGGGCGACCCCAACAAGCAGATGCACATCGGCCCGATGGCGCAGGACGTCGAGAAGATCGACCCCAGTGCCGTCGCGGAGCATGGCGGCAGAAAGTTCATCGACCACAGGCTGGTCATGGGCACAGTTTTGAGGGCGGGATGACATGGCAGACGAACAGGGCAGTTTCATCTTCGGAGGCAATACCGGCCTGAGTTATCAGGAGCTGCAACAGCGCCGCGCCATCGCTGCCGCGCTCGCCGGAAAGCAGAAAGGCTTCCCCAAGACCAAGGGCGAAGGCATGACCTATCTGGGTGATGCGTTCGCTGAAGGCATCAACGACCTAATGCTCCACCACATGGAGCAGAAGCAGAAAACCGCTGAAGCAAACCTGCGCGGCAAAGCTACGCCCGGCACCTACACGCCAGCAGAAGCGACTGCTGCGCCAGCACCGGCGCCGGTGACTGCGCCGGGCTACGACCCCAAGGTGTCCACGATCGATACCGAGAGGCCGCCACCGCCCACAGCGGCGCCAGTGGCGCCTCCGCCAGCTCCAGCTGCCGCAGCCCCGGCATCGATACCGGGCGGCCCATGGACTGCCCCCGCCATTACTGCGCCGCCCCCGTGGCCGGTCAGTGAAGGCCCGCCGCCGCCTGATATGCCGCCCTTTGCCCAGCGTTTCGCGGATGCCGTGCCGTCAGCGCCTCCTCCGTCAGCCGCGTCGGCGCAGCAGGAAAACACGTTCTTCCAGCCAGAGCTGGCAACCCCCAGCTTCAGCGGCGGCACGGTGGCTGACCTGACGCCAGCGGACATTCCGCCGATGCCAGCGCAGCGTGCGTCGATCACGGCGCCAGCACCGGCGCCGCAGCAGACAGCGATGCTGTCGCCAGCAGCTGACCCGCAGATGATGATGTTTGCACGGCAGGAAGAAAGGCCGCCAGAGCCGCCGCCTCCGGTGTCTCAGGCGCCAGAACAGGCGCCGATCGATGTGGCGTCGTCGGCTCCAGTGCCGTCGCCGGATGTGCCATTGCCGCGCGGTGACCCGCGCACTGTCGGCGGCGTGCAAGCTACCATGCGGAATGAGTTCGCTCGCGCTGGCTACACGCCTACAGCGATCGGCGGCACCATGCCGAATGCCCGCGACGAGAGCGGTTTCAACTGGTCAGACGCATCACGCCACATCGATCAGCATAACCCCAAGTTCGCTGGCACCGAGGCGATGTATTCGCACGGCCTCTTTCAGGAGGGCGGTGAAGATTGGAACAAGATGCAAGCGTGGCTGGACAAAAACTATCCCGGCTACAGCAGACAAGACCCGGCATTGCAGTCGCGCTTTACGGCGGAGAACCTCAAGGAGAGCACGCCGAAAGCATTCGAGGCGATGCAGAATGCGCCAACTGAAGGCCAAGCGGCTGACGCCATGCTGCGCGGCTACCTGCGCCCATCGGCTCCGAATGTCGCCTCTCGATCGGCTTCCTACCTCGCCGGGACCGGCGCACAGCCAGCACCGGCGACTGCCATAGCCATGGGCGGCGGCGGCAGCGGCGGCATGCGCGATCGTGAAGGCTCTCCAGTTCAGGCAGACCCGCGCGATGCCGTGACTGCCGCGCTGCTCGACCAGCCGGTGCAGCAGCCGCAACAGGTGGCGCAGGAGGCTCCGCCGGAAGGCGGCGCGTCCGACGCGCGGCTGCTCGAGATGCTGGGCGGTGGCCGCAGACCCGGATCGCCATTCCTCCCAACAGCATCTATTGGCCGAGAGGGTGCCGTGAGGTCAGATGCGCCTTTGCCGGGTCTAAGCCCGATGGGGTCGCTTGGCGGTGGACCGGATGCGTCGTTGCAGGACCGGCGTGATGCCATCACCAGAGCGGTCATAGACCAGCCTGTCACGGCCCCGGAGGTGCCGCAGCCGGACCCTACACAGTCGGGGACTTCCCCGTCCCCGACGACCGCTTCTCTGCCCCCGACTTCGCCTTCGGTGATTTCGGATAGCAGCACCGTGCCTCCCATGGGTGCCACGGCACAGGCGGCAATGCCCATGGCTCCCCCGGTAGGCTATGGCGATGCCGTTGGCACGCTGGTGCCGCCAGCGCGGGCGGCAGACACCTCGCAGGGCGTCACGGCGGCACCCACACAGGCCGCGCCAGCTCCAGCTGGCTCCACGCCATCGCAGGAGGCGATCCAGCCCGCCTCAGAGCAGCAGCGCAAGCCTCCGGGGGCGCCGCCAGTGCAGCCGCCGCCCCTTGGCCCGTCGAGAGCGATGGCCGAAGCCGCCCTGTACATGAACAACCCAAATGTCAGCCCGGAGACGCGGGCCTACTACAAGAACATCTACGACACTGAAGAAAAGTTCAGGGGCGAACGCGACAAGCAGAAGCAGGACGCCTTCGTCAACCAGCGCGGCCTCTGGCAGGAGGATGTCAAGGATTACCAGAAATGGGTGCGAGAAGGTCCAGACCGCACCATCAAGCAGCTCAACGAGCGGCTGCAAGCGGAGATGCAGCAAGCCAACATCAACAAGGTGCCGCTCGATCGCGCCAAGCTCACGCTTGACATCGAGAACTCCCGCGCGGATCTGGAGAAGAAATACTACGACACCGGCATCCCGCGTGATCAGGCGCAACGAAAAGCAGAACTCGAAATTGCAGAACTGAAGCGGAAGGTCAACGAGCCTGACAAATTTCAGGCGCAGGGCACGCAGTATGAGCGACCACAAGGCGCCGACAAGTACAGCATCGCACCGGGCGCACCGGCGGCGACACTGTCCGAGCCGCAGCAGCGTGCGATTGTCTTTGCTGAACGCGCCAAGCCGGATCTCGACCTGCTCGACAAGGAGCTGAACTACGGCAAGGCACTGACCAAGTACCCGAGCGGCATCGGTTCCGGCATTCCATACTTGGGCAATGTGCTGGTGTCGGACGAGTACCGCAGGGCGCGGAACGCGATCGACAACTGGGCGTCTGGTTTGCTGAACTTTGTCAGCGGCTCTGCCGTGTCACCCAGCGAGGCGGCCCGCAACATTCCGGCATTCGTGCCGATGGTTGGCGACACTGACCAAGATATTAGAGACAAGTCAGATCGACGGCGGCAGCTGATGGAGGTCGTCGGCAAAGTCAGCGGCACTGCCGGTGAGACAATCATCAAGAGCCTGAACGACAGCTACTCTGCACAGGACGCTGCGGTGAAAGAGCAGCGTGCGCTGCCGCCGGTGCAGGTAACGTCGCCGGACGACGTCAAAGACCTGCAACCCGGTCGCAGACTGATACTGCCTGACGGCAAGCCGGGCGAGGTACCGAGGAGAAGGTGATGGCTGACGATCCTTGGGCAGCGTTTCGCATCTCTCCAGATGACGCTCCAGCTGCGCCAGCAGCGGCGCCAGCCGCTCCAGCTGCGCCCGACACAACGCCGTCGCCTCCTATATCACAGCCCGACATCTGGGCGTCGTACCGCAACAGGCCGACTGTTGACCCGGTCGATGTCATCCCCGGCACGCGCGGCCCGGACAAGTACCGGCAAGCGGCGATCGACGAACGCGACAAGTTCATAGCTGCCGGTGCCTCTCCACCGCTCGAGGGCTACGGCGCCAAGGCGGCCTACGGCGCTGGCATGGGCTGGGGCGACGAGCTGATGGCTGGCGCCCTAACGCCGCTTGAGATGATCAAGCGCGGCATCATCGACCCGCGAGAGGCCTATAAGTACACCAAGGCGGCGCAGGATCTGTCTACCGAGAACCAGCCGCAGGGATTTCTGGGAGGAGCCGCCTCGCTGTCCGGCGGCCTCGCTACCGGCGCTGGCGTCTTTGGCGGGCCTCGAGCTGCGACTATCCCCTTCACCAGCCGCGCCCTGCCGGAAGCGGTGGCGCCCGCCTACAATTATGGCCGCAACGTCCTCAAGGGCAGCGCACTGGGCGCAGCTGTCGGAGCTGGCGAAGGCAACAATTTCGACGAGCGCCTGTCCGGTGCCAAAATGGGCGGCGTCTTGGGTGGCGGAGTAGCCGCAGCACTGCCGATTGTTGCTCCCGTTGCCGGATTTGGCGCCCGCATCATGCAAGCGCCGCGCTTGCGGCCAGCCGAGAACATGGCGGTTGATCAGGTCTCCAAGGCGGCGGCAGACAGCGGCCAGACGCTCGATCAGATATTGCAGAAGATGCGGGACGCGCACGCCGCCGGGCAGACCGACTATACGCTGGCCGACGCGATCGGCAAAGAAGGCGAGCGCAAGCTGGCGGCGCAAGCCAAGATGCCGGGGACGCCGCGCGAGCGCATCACCGAGGTGCTGGCACCGCGCGACCTCAACATGCCGCAGCGTGTCAGCGGTGAGGTAGGCAGGGCGCTGGGAGCGCCCGGCACGGCAGAACAGGCGACCACTAGCCTGATCGATCAGGCCAGCACGCAGAGCAGCCCCTTGTACAAGGCCGCCGAGGAGGTGCCGACATGGTCGTCCAAGCTGGATGATTTTCTCAAGCAGCCGGAAGCACAGGCCGGTCTCAAGCACGGCGTGACCATCCAGCGGCTCGAGAGCGTCGGCACCGGCAAGCCGTTCAATCCGACTGATGCGGCCATCACTAGCTTTAACGAGGCCGGTGACCCGATCATCAGCGGCGTCCCCAACATGCGGACGCTGCAAACGGTGAAGATCGGCCTCGACAAAATGATCGAGGACAATACCGACAAGATCACCGGCAAGACGAATGCCTACGGCAGGGCGCTGACCGGCTTCAAGAACCGCATGCTCGACGAGATGACCACCACCAACCCGCTCTACGGCGAGGCCAACGCAGCTTTCGCTGGTCCGATGCGGGTCAAGGAGGCTGTAGAGCAGGGCCGCGAGATGGCGAGCCGTGGCCGCTTTGAAGATACCGTTCCTGCCTTCCAATCACTGCCGCCAGCAGAGCAGCAGGGCGTTCGCATCGGGTATGCCGACGCCGTCCGCGCACCGCTGGAAAAGACCGGCAACTACCCGACGATCCTGCGCGAGAAATCGATGAAGGGGTCGAACGAGCTGGCGAACCTGTCGCTGTACCAAGGCCCGCAGATGCCGGGACGCCCGGACCAGATGCGCCAGTTTCTCAACCGCGAAGAAGAAATGCAGCGCACGTCGAAGGCGGCGCTGGGCGGCTCGTCCACGGCGGAGAACCTTGCCGACATCACATCGGCGCCCGGCGGTGGCGAAGCTGTCGGCATGATCACGAGTGCCGCCGGACATAGTCCGGGCGGCTTCATAAAAAATGCCACCGAGTTTCTGCTGCGTGCATCAAAGGGCGAGAGCGAGAAGCAGCGTGATGCGATCGCCAAGATGTTGCTGACAAGAGAGCCTGACGCCACGGCAAACGTGATAAACCAACTCGCTGATTACAACTTGCGTCGGCGGGGGGTAAATCCTTGGACCGGCCAGTACCGGTTTCCTGAAGGGCAGTAGGGGGTTTCATGCCTCGCGACGGTTCAAACGTCTATCATCTACCGCCCGGCACGCTGGGCATTCCCGATACGACGATCGAGAGCAACAAATACAACGCATTCGTGCTCGACGCCCAGCAGGAAGCAAACCTTCCGCGCCCCATCGTGGCTGGCGGCACCGGCGCAACCAGCGCCGATGGCGCTCTGGTAAGTCTTGGTGCAGAAAAATCATCGCAAGCCGTCACCAATTACGACAGCCAAGTGTGGTGGCCGGGGTCGTTCTATTCAGCTGCTGGCGCAACCAGTGCGCCAGTTGCCGGGCACGCTTTTGTAGGCTGGGTGGTTTCTTCCGATGCTCTGGTCACGCCACCGGCAAACCTGAACGTCGTCGTTCACGCCCGAGATCAGAACGACGTTGTGCTGCCCGGCAAGTTGTATGTTCGCGAAAAGAAGGCGGGCATATGGGGAACGTGGAACATAGACGGCACCGGCCTGTCGGGTTCAACACCTCCGGTAAACCCGGCTGACAACACACTGTGGTGGGACAGCGTCGGCGGCGAACTCTACATCTATTACAACGACGGAAACTCAAAGCAGTGGGTGATCGCCTCCCCGCAAGCTGACGTTAATCATTTTCTGCTCAAGGACGGCGACACCATGACCGGGCCGCTGCTCATGCAGGGCAAGCTGACGCTGCACGCAGACCCTGCGGCAACGCTGGAGGCGGCCACCAAGCAGTACGTTGATGCCCAGATAACGGCTGGTATTGGGTCTATTACGGTATTCCCGCCCGGCACTCACATGATTTTTTTTCAGAATAACGCACCTGTCGGGTGGACAAAAAGAACAGACTGGAATGATTTTGCTTTGCGCGTAGTCAGTGGAAATCAGGCACATAATGGCGGCGGCTACGGCTTATCAGGATTATCCGGACAGAACACTGTCGGCTATCACGCCGTTACGGTTGCAGAGATGCCGTCTCATGCCCACTCGGCAGCTATTTACGATCCGGGGCATTCGCATTTATTAAACGGGGCCGGTACGGTTACCGTTGGCACGCCTATTGGCCAATGCCCGGCTTCAAGCGGAAACCCACAATGTGGCCCCATGTCATTGGGCGTCAGTGCCGCTGCAACCGGAGTGCGTGTGTGGGATGGAACAAACTTCGATGCGACATACGCCGCTGGCGGAAACAATGGACATACCCACTCGATAAATCTCAATATAAATTATCTTGACGTAATCATAGCGTACAAAAACTAATGACGCAGATCCCGCACGCAAACAAAGGCCTCACCTGTCCGCTGCACAAGCAGGACATGAGCAAGGTCTGCCACAAGTGTCCGTTGTGGATACAGGTGCGTGGAAAAAATCCGCAGGGCACAGACACCATCGATCAATGGAATTGTGCGCTCGCGTGGCTGCCTGTCATGCTGGTTGAGAACAGCCAGACGCAGCGGCAGACCGGCGCCGCAGTTGAAAGTTTTCGCAACGAAATGGTCAAGGCAAATGCGGTATCCACCCAATTGTTTTTAGAGGAGCGCCGCAATGGCCACGCTCGACTTTCCAAATAATCCGATCATTGGCGACCTTTACCCGCAACCTCCGGTGCCGGGGCAGCCGGTCTATACTTGGGACGGCCTCAAGTGGACGACATTCACGTTACCTATCGGCGGCGGCATGGGGCTGTCAAACGTACCTCCATTAATGAATGGGACGGCGGCTCCCGGCACATCCACCGTAGGCTCACGCGACGACCACATTCACCCATCAGACAGCAGCCGCGTTGCCAAGGGCGGCGACACCATGACCGGGCTGCTGGTGCTGGCGGCTGACCCGTCTGTCGCGCTGGGGGCGGCCACCAAGCAGTACGCTGATGGCGTCATTTCCGGCGCTCTCACCGGCAAGGTAAATCGCGGTGGCGATACCATGACCGGGCCTCTGCTCATGGCGGCGGACCCTGTCGCAAGTCTTGGCACAGCTACCAAGCAATACGTTGACGGAGGATTGGGCGGAAAAATCGCCAAGGCTGGCGACACCATGATTGGTGCGCTGATCTTATCGGCAGATCCCACCGCCGGATTTGGAGCGGCGACAAAACAATACGCCGACAGCGTAGGCACCAGCAAGGTCAGCAAGGGCGGCGACACCATGACCGGGCCGCTGCTGTTAAACGGAGATCCGTCAGCTGTGCTGGGGGCCGCCACTAAGCAGTACGTTGACAATAAAGTAGCCACCGGCGGTGGCGGTGGCGGTGGCGCATCGGTTCTGATTGCAGACACGGCGCCAACAGCACCCGACAATTCATTATGGTGGGAGAGCGACACCGGCATACTTTTCATTCGCTACAATGACGGAACATCTACGCAGTGGGTGACGACGTATCCGGCGATCGATAGTTCTGCCTACGCGCTCAACAGTACCGTTGTGCGCTACGACATTTCGCAATCCTTAACCGCACCGCAGCAACAACAGGCGCGGCAAAACATCTACGCCGCTCCGTTCGACGCGATGGCGTACAGTGGCTTGCAGATCAATGGTGGCATGGAGGTCAGTCAAGAAGTTATAGCCGGAACAGGTATAGTCGCGTCAGGTTATGTTTGCGACGGTTGGATTTATAACTTTTCTACAACGGGTACAGGACCGGCGAATGTTTTTAGTTCTGGTATTCCCGGCACTCCCTTTGCAATAGTAGCAAAAACAACAACGCCTCAAGCAACTATTACTGGAACACAAACTCATAGTTTTTTTCAACCAATTGAAGGCTATCGCTGTGCGCGGTTAGCGTGGGGCACGACGAGCGCACAGCCAATCACGATTGGCTTTTGGACTGCTCATACTCGCACTGGCATTTATAGTGTTTCTGTTCGCAATAATGGCGACAGCCGCTCATACGCTACGACCTATACTCAAAATGTGTCTGATGCTTGGGAATATAAAACCGTTACTATTTCGGGCGATGTGTCTGGAACGTGGGCAAAAGACAATACCGTTGGAATGCGAATACAATTTGCAAATGCCTGTGGGCCAACCTACACAGCACCAGCGGCAAATGTTTGGACTGCCGGTACTTATGTTGCCGCCCCCGGTCAAGTAAACGGCGTTGCCGCAACAACTGATAATTTTCGCATCACCGGCGTCACCGTCCTTCCCGGCACCCAAGCTCCCACCGCTGCACAGTCGCCGAATGTCATGCGGTCGTTCGATCAGGAATTGCTGATGTGCCAACGATACTATGAAAAGAGTTATCCTTATGCGGTAAGGCCCGGAACGGCCACAGGTCTTGGTGGTGCGGCTATATATTATGGAGCGAGTGTCCCTGTAACAACTACCGTTGGGCTTGGGATGCAGTTCATTCCGAAAAGAGCAGCACCAACTCTCACATCTTATGGAACGACGAACGGAACAGCAGGGACGGTTTGGGACAATTCACAAAGCGGTCCTTGGCCCGCTACTATCCTTGCTATCAACGAGCGCGGCGGGATGATTACAGCACAAATTGCGTCAGGAACAACTTATCTTTTGTCGGCACACTGGGTCGCAGACGCGAGGCTCTAATGGCAGACTATCAACTCACCACAACCGACATCGTTGTCCGCACCGCCGATCAGGCGTTCATTCCGAACGACCCCGCCAACCGTGATCGTGCTGAGTATGAAGCGTGGCTGGCGCAAGGCAACACGCCCGATCCTGCGACAAGCAGCGCGGCAAAACCTGCACCGGAAACAACCAGCAAAAAATCGCGAGGAGCCTGACCATGGCGCTAGATTTTCCCATTTCACCCAGCATTGGCCAGCTTTATCCATCGCCGCCGGTGGTCGGTCAGCCGGTCTATAAATGGGACGGCGAAAAGTGGGCGGTGTCGAGCAGCAGCGGCGTCATCTACGCCCCGTTCGATGCGATGGCGTACAGTGGCATACAGGTCAACGGCGGAATGGAGGTCAGTCAGGAGAATGGCACTTCTGCCGTGGTGGTGAGTAGCACCAAATACATTCTTGATGGCTGGATGCTGGGAACAAGTGGTGCTCAAGTGCTGCCGGTATCGCAGCAACCAAATGGTCCTGCCGGATTTGTTAAATCTGCCTACGTTTCCGTGAGCACGGCCAATGCAAGCCCGGCAGCCGGAAACTATTGTTTCTTTTATCAGCCTATCGAAGGTTATCGAGTTAGCAGATTGGCTTGGGGGACAGCAGCCGCACAGCCGATAACGGTCAGCTTTTGGGTTGCCACAAATCGAACCGGCGCGTTTTCTGGATCAATAAGAAATGGTGCCGCCGATAGAGCATATCCGTTCTCATTCACGATGAATGCCGTAGGAGCGTGGGAATACAAAACCGTCAGCATCCCCGGCGACACCACCGGCACATGGGCGAAAGACAATACGATTGGATTGACTGTCTCCATTGCCCTGATGTGTGGCAGCGGCCAAACCGCGCCAGCCAATGCGTGGGTGTCTGGTGGTTATCTTGGGGTTACGGGAACGACCAACGGTGTAGCTTCGACAACCGATTATATGTATCTCACTGGTCTTGTCGTCCTCCCCGGCACCCAAGCTCCGACCGCCGCACAGTCGCCGAATGTGATGCGGAGTTACGATCAGGAGTTGGTGACGTGCAAGCGGTATTTTCAAAAAATGACTTGCGTTGTCGATGTGGCAGTTGCCGGTCAGTCAATTTTTTTAGCGCCTGAAATGAGAGTTATACCAACTTTTACCGGCGGCGGTACGGGGTTCACTATCAAC